GGCGCAATCAGCGCCGAAACTGCAAACGGCAACTCGCGCTCATCGACCGCAGACGTGGTGCCGATGATGACCGCCTCGCGGTGCTCGTAAAAATGGGCCGCCAACATGCGGATGGCTTGGCGCAGCTGGTGCGGTACCTGCGTCGGCAGACCGTAGCCGCAGGTAAACTGCACTTCGATAGGATCGGTGTTGCGGAGCGTGTCCGTTGGCCAATCTTTCTGATACTCGAGCACAATGGCCCCCGGAGTGCGCGCCATCGATACGCCGTACTCAGTCGCCGCAAAAGTTCGCTGTGTGCCGGTCGAGTCCGTGTATTTGACGTGCGCCACCGACACCAGCGGCGAGTAGGGTAAGTGGATAACGCCGCTGCCAGGGAAGTAGTCCATGAACATCTTCCAGGTCTGCGTCAGACAGCGGCGATTGGTGATCGTTTCGATGTGGTCGGTTGCGGCAAAGAGATACGGCTCCAGCTGCTCTAGCGGCTGGCCCATGGCGCGGGAGTGCGCTTCAAGGTCAGCCGCTTCGAGCGGGTAGCCGGTCGGGCCGGTCACGAGCTGGAGGCGTAGATCCATGCGTTAAACGATTTCGGTTGCAGTAGCAGATCCGCCAAAGCGCGGGCCAGCTAGGGCGATGGCGATGCCGCCAAGAACAGGAGAATCAACAACCTCGACGCACTTCAATCGCACGCAAGGATAGCCGCTGGCCACCAACTCTTCGACGTTAACCTGAATCGCGTATATCTGGCTGCTCCCGGCCGTCGTCGTAAAGCCAGCCGCGGCGCGAACCGTCATGGCTCCCTGAATGTCCGTCGAGGTAATTGACTTGCTCAGAAAACCAACGGCACTGGTGGTGGTCGGCACAAAGTCGTCACACGCCTCTACTGTAATCGTCGAAGTGCCGGTCGTGCCAACGCCTTTGTAGACAAGGAAGATGGCGCTTTCAAAGTTTTCGAGGCTGACCACGTCCGATGTAACCGTGCCGCTAAAAGCGTCGGCCACCGGATCGAGTCCCTTGATAAAGTGCAAATTGTTGAGTAATTCGTAACGAGGCATGTTGGGTCTCCTTAGTGCGGGCGACTTGCGCCGCCCGCTCCGGTGTTAGTAATTAGGCGCGAGCCGCAGTCGTCACAAACGGCGACAGCGTGTTGCTGCCCTTGAAGGGCGTGATCGGCTGCTTGACGCTGCTCTGGCCGTTGGCGTCAAACGACCATTTGAAGGTCATTTCGTCGAAAATAAACCGCACGTGCATAGACTGCGCAGCGCGGAGGCCGCCCTGCGTAATCATGACATACTTGCTCATATTAGCCAGGACGATGTCCCCGGCGTCGCCGAGCGTTTCGGCCTGCTCAACAACAACCACGGGAAAGCCAAAGAAAGTGCCGTACTGCATGCTTCCGGCCACGCTATTGTTCGGGATAAACACCGGCTGCTGGCCAACGGTCAAAAGCGGAAACTGGCCGATGGTGTCCGGGTTGCAAAACCAAACGATCCGGTCGCCTGGGTCGCGCAAAACGCGAGACAGCATGGCCGTAGCGTTCTCAATGACAAAAGTGTCAGCGGCCTGGCCGGACTTCTTTGCAACCTGCACGAGCAACTGCGCGCCGTAATTCTGCACGCTAAAACCCAGCGGCATGCCGGCGCCGTTGCCGCGCCAAATGGCGTCATCCAACTTAAAGGCAATCTCGGAAGCAAAGGCATTCTCCAGCACCGCGCCCATAGCCGGCGCGTTGCGAAGCAACCGCTCGGTGGCGTAATGCAGGCACTTCAGCGATTCCAGCCGCAGTTCGTGACGCGACAGCTTTGGCTTGGTGGCCGTCGGCGCGTCGGCCTCACCAGTCCAGTAGGCCTGTACGCCGCCCCAGCGCGAGCCATTGGCGCGGCTGGTCTCGTCGATGTACGGCAGGTCGATGGAGTCAGACCCTTCGCCCATGGGGATTTCGTTCACAAGCGGAAAAATCCGCGCCGTCTCGCGGGCCCGCTGTAGCAGCACGTCCGAAAACGCCGTTGCGATGGCAAAGCCGCCGTCGGCCGGTACGCTGGCCGACGAACCGCTGGCGGTCAGCGTCTCAAACAGTCGCTTGTCAACCTTGCCGCCCAAACCCTGAAACGAACCTGCGGGAGACTGTGCAAAAGCAATGGCCTGGAGGTTCTCACCAAAACTGCCCCACGGCCGCTTCGATTCGTTGTCGTTGGTCACGCGGGCCGGTTCGCGGGTCACGTTCGCCTTGGCGCGGGCTTCGAGGGCCTCGACCGCGGCAAGTTGCTCACGAACGGCCTTCAGTTCTTTTTCTTTTGCGTCAACCGCCTGCAGATGCGCCACCGGATCGGCGGCACCGCTGGAAGCGGCCAGAACCGCGCTGTACTCGGATTCGAGCGCGGATACTTGCGAGAGTAGTTCTCGTTTCGTCATGGTTTCCCCTATTTCCCCAGCACTCGCCAACGCCGCTGACGCAGCGCCAACTTGTACTGGGCTCTTTGCTGGTCCGCGCTCGGCGCGGCCGTCAAACTTGTACTTAGAATCTTGGCCTTCGGGTCAGCCCCAATCGGCACGACGCTGATTTCGTAGGGCTTCCACTTGCGAGCCAAGTATTGCTTGACCTCCGCGCCGGGCTTCGACTCCACCACCAACTCGCCGATCTGGACGCCCATGCTCACGTTGCGGAGGATGCCGTCCTGGATGTCCTGCCAGAGCCCGTTAACGTCCTCGCGATTCGAGAAGCGCAGTACGGCCCGGTAACCGTCGTCGGCGCGACGAGCGGATTCGACAACGCCGATCACGTATTTGGTTTCCTCGATCTGGTGGCCGTCAAGAACCGGCGCGCCGGCAGGCAGCGCGGAGAGGTCGGCGCTGTCCATGTCGAAGCGCAGATTCCAGCTTTCGCCCGTCCAGAAGTCGAATCGCTCGACCGTGGACCCGCTATAAAACAGCACCTCGCGGCGGCGCGGGCCTTCGGCCTTTGGCTCTCCCTCGTCGTCTTCGGGCACCGGCATCGGCGCGAGTAGCTGGCCGGCCAGTTGAATCTTCATATCCTCGATCACTGCGTCATCCCCTGCCCCTGCCCGGCCTGCCGCACCGGCACCATGGCACCCTGGACCAAATACAGCTCGCCGCCGTCGTATGGGTTCATGTTTTCCTTCGACCGAATCTCGTTCGCATTCAATGCGCCGATGTTCCGCATAGCCGAATAAAAGCCTGCGCGACTAGCCGCGTCGCCACGCAGCAATGCGTCCATGTTGAACTCGGCGTAGTAATTGGTCGCCTCACGCGGGCCAAAAAGTTGCAGGTTAATCCGCTTCTCCATGCGTGTCAGCCACGGCCGAATTGTGTGAGTCGCAAAGTCGATGCCCTGGTGCTCGATGTTGTTGTTGGTGCTGCGCGTCAGGTCCTGGATCATGTGCGGCGGCACGCGGAAGATTGAGCAGATGTCGGCCTTCTGATACTGGCGCAACTCCAAAAACTGCATGTCGCGATGGTTGATGGCGACGGTCTTGATTTCCGCGCCCTGCTCGAGCACGCCAATCTTTCCGGCGTTGCGAACGCCGCCGTAGCTTTCCATCAGCCAGGTCTGCAAATTCTTCCGCGCCTCGTTGCTCAACGCTTGCGGCACCGTCATGTAAGCGGGCGGCGTCGCGTTGTTCTTGAAGAAGTTGGCCCCGTAGCCTTCAGCGTCCTGTGTCATGCCTAAGGCCTGCGCCATATAACCGACGGGCGAGTAGCCGGTCAGGCTGTCTTCGCCGTCGTAGCCTAAGCCAGGGATGTGCAGGATGTCCGATGCAGTGTACATGCTCTGCCCATACTGGTAAACCATCACGCCGGTTTCCGGGTCGCGAAACACGCGCATGGACGACGGCGACAGCGGCGTCAGCTGGGTCACGTCGCCGCGCTGGTTGGTCTGAATCTTCGCGTAAAAGTTGCCGTTCAAACACAGGCACTTGGCCGCCAGCTCCCAAAACTCAAAAGCGGTCATGTCCGCGTTGGGGCTGTCATGCAGCAGGTAGTACAGCGGGTGGTTGCGATCAAGTTCGCGGCCATCTCGCCCGCGCCGGTAAATGCCCAGCGGCAGGCTACCGACCGTCTCGGCGATCACGCGCACGCACGCCCAAACGGCAGTGATACGCATGGCCGACTCAGCCGAAACGTAATATTTTGAGCCAGACACAGGCCGATACCAGAAGTCGTTATCTGGTGGCGGCGTTGCGCCGAGCCTGACCATGAGCTTGCCGAAA